TTTAAAGATAAGGAAATACGGGGCTGCTGCTCTATAACAATTGAGCACCGCAATCCAAAAAAAAACAGATATGATCTTAGAATGGGACTAAAAACTTCGGAATCGGGAAAAAAACATATTACTCTTCTAAAAGATGAAGGAGAAAGTGAACAGATACGCCACCTAAATTTCCCATATCTTTATAATGCGGAATATGATAGTGATCATACAAAAACTGTTAAGGGGAAACTTATTATAGATGGAAAAGTTTACACCCGTGAACTCAAAATCGCATCAATTAGTTGTGTTCCTCAAGAAGTTTACAACAAATATTATTCGCACATTGTTATGGTCGATAAAGAAGAGTTTGAGAAGGCAAATTGGAATTAGCCAATCCTAAATTAATAATTATTTTTTTTTTAAATACAATATATTTAATTTGTTATCTTATATTATGGTTAGAAAAACTACACAAAAAAATAAAGGTATAGCAAGAAGATTGACTAAAAAGAATAATAAAATAAATTATACTTTCTTAAAAAATTTACCTATAGGAGAGTCTAATTTTTTTGTTGATGTAGGAGCACATAATGGCGTTTCTATATCTAATTCTTATCCATTTATTAAAAAAGGCTGGAAATGTATTAGTATCGAACCAAATCCACACGTCTTTAAAGATTTAAAAAAAAATTTAGAATTGTATAAAAATAATGTTAAGTTCGTTCAAAAAGCGGTTTCGAATAAACCAGGGAAATCTAAATTCCATTTTGATAAAAAAGGATTTTTAGCAAATAGAAAAAAAGGAACCAGAACAGATAGGAAAAAGGGAATGAGATCTACTATGCAACCTTTACTATTTAATGAAATGAGTGATGATCATATAATGGTTAATGTGGATACACTAACTAATATATTAGACAAAAATAAAGCACCCAAAGAAATATCTATTATCTCAATAGATACTGAAGGACTTGATTATGAAGTAGTACAAGGATTAGATACTAAGAAATACAAAATCAATGTTATACTTACTGAAGATTATGCTAAAACTAAAAAACAAAAATATGAACTATTAAAACAAAAAGGTTATAAACATGTTAACCAAGAAGGTATCAATTCGGTGTGGGTATTAAACTCTATTATCTAATAATACATTTTCACACTCACTTTTTAGTTTTTCTATCAATTCTTTATCTCCTTCCTTCATAAATTGGCGAAATTTTATATAATTTCCCTGACAATGATCATTTAATTCGTTCATCTTTATATCGTAGTGATCATCTAATATAAAATAATTACTATCCATTAAATCACTTATCACTTCTTTTTTATTTTGATGTATCCATTTATTATCCTTAAATACCATTAACCTATTATCTTTCTTATTGGTTAATGCTATATTTTTATTTTCAGGCCTATCATTACTAAAATGTACAGCCTCTATTAATTTTGGTATCATGACATATGGTATCTTTAATAGTTGCGTTTTAAATGTATCAGTTATATGACTAAGATCCTCATTACCATAATTATTTAATATTATATTTTGATTATACGTATTCCCTACCTTACTTATAAGATTGTCTATTTTTTTATATAATTCCTTTTTCTCTTTCTCATATTGTTTTTTCTCATTCTCTAATTTATTTATCTTTTCCTTTAAAATAAAATTCTCATCTTGTTTTTTTATTATTTTACAATACATTTTTTGGTGTCTAGCCAATATTGGTTTAGTTTTCAATACTATTCCACAATGTTCGCATTTATTTATGCTATTTTTGTGCTTATTTGTGCTATTTTTGTGCTTATTTGTGCTCATTTTGTGCTCATTTGTGCTCATTTTGTGCTCATTTGTGCTCATTTTGTGCTCATTTGTGCTCATTTTGTGCTCATTTGTGCTCATTTTAATTTCATTGGTTTTTTCTATATTACGTTTATGTTTTTTAGTATTTAAATGCTGATCATAATTCCCTTTTAGGTGGGTTGTGTACATACAAATAGCACACTCATATATTACCATTATAAATATAATAAATATTTTATTTTTAAATATTGTTTTTTTTATTGTTTTCATTGTTTTTTATTGTTTTTCTATTGTTTTTCTATTGTTTTTCTATTGTTTTTCATTGTTTTTTCATTGTTTTTTTATTGTTTTTTTATTGTTTTTTAGCATTACCTTTATTCTTTTAATATTTTTATTGTTTTTTTATTTTTTATAAGGAAAATTCATTGTTTTTTCATTGTTTTTATTGTTTTTTAAAAAAAATAGTGAGGGGGGGGGAATCAAATTATAAAAGTAAAAAAAAAAAAAAATTTATTTTTTAAAATTACATATATAGAAAATTAATAAAATTGATTTCAAATTTTACTAATTATAAATATTATTATGGATTCATTGAAAAATAGGAAACATCGAAGAGAAATAATGAAAAATAAAATAAAAAAACATAATGTATTAGAATTTACTATAAAATACATCAGTAAAGAAACCCCAATAGACCATAACTATAATATATCTTTAGAATCATTAGATCTGGCAAATTATATGGAAGGTTCATCCTTAAAACCTAATTCAGCATGTCTATAAGTATATGAACCTGGTGATTGATATAATTTATAATTGACACATACTTCTTCACCCTCATCAATTTTTCTATTAGTATTAATAGTATGTGTTTCCCGATTATAGTGGCAGTTAGGATCATCATTATGATTTATAAATGAAACTAAAGATATACTAGTATCAAAATCTTTAGGTATAGTACAAGTATTATTTTCTTTATTATAGCCATCAAATAATTCGTGTATTGTTTTTCTAACACTTATAGGTACATTATGTCTATTTAATGAATCCATATTTATAGTCATAAAATTATGAGGTTGACAATTACATATCGGTGTATCTGATGGAATGTCTCTAATAGCAATTAATCCCAATTTACCAGAATGTACTCCCGGTCTAATATATATATCATTTAATTTACTAATATATCTATTTACGTCCCCCCCTCCTTTGCTAATTTTTTTAGTTCGTTTCTTGATATATCTGTTTCGTTTCCCCGTACCTTTAATAAGTTTTTTATTTAGATTCTTCATAATATATATATATAAAATTGATTTAATATATTAAATTAAATTAAAAAAAAAATGGATTACAGTATGGATGAAATAATGGGAGATGAACATTATATCCACTTCAAAACTACAAAGGAATGTACTAATTTTAGACAAACATCAGATGCCACTTTTGGTCATGTTTGCTGTAATGGCTACGGAGTTCTTCTAAAAACATTTAATAAAATTCCTATAAAAACTAGACAACAAATAATAGATATAGAGAATTCAGTAATTAAACTGTTAAAATAGTCTTTATCTTTTTAAATTTATACTTAACAAATAGCGACATGATTCAAATAATCTTGATAAATACATTTTTTAACTACATCCCTTGGAATAAATGCTGAATCGTTCCAAGAAGGTTTAAATCCACCCTTAATACATTTTAATTTATCGGATCTATATTTTTATAATCTAATTTACATTCATTTGACTATAATATTTTTCAAGCTATTGAAAAATTTGTGATTAATCTGAATTATAAACAATTTCTTCCTCATCGAAACACCAAGCAAAAGTCTTATTATATGAATATTTACTATATATTTTAAATTCCTTTAAAATAAATATATCTTGTTTACATAATGGACATGATGTATTAGCATCTTCATTCATACAAGATGATGCCCATTTATTAATACATTTACTATGAAAAACATGTTTACAGTTCAATTTAAAACTATCCGAAGGCATTATTTCTTCTAAACATATTGAACATGGTGGTAATTCTTTTTCGTTTTCTTCCCTAACAAAATAAGTGTTAAAATCATTTTTTATATCGTGATAACTATTATATATTATATTTTTTAGTTTTATAAATATAATATATGATGTATTATAAATACAATAGATACCATAACTATATGATAATAGATATATGATATTCCATATTGATATTGGACTATAATCTAATAGGAATGATAAATTCCATATTATTTTTGTACAGCCATACCCTAAAACTAATCCTAATATAATATGAATTAAACCCATAAATGAATCAATTAAAACCATATTATTTAATAATGATATGATATGATATGATATGATATGATATCATACACTTTATTCAATTTTAATATTATATTTTTTTAATACATCATAAGTATTCATGATTACTCCAAAATAATTTATTTTAGTGTCTAAATTTGCTCCATTTTCTATTAATTTTTTTATTTTACCAATATAATTTTTTGGTTGTTTCCAACTAATTATCATAATTGGAGTTATATGAGAAACTACTTCATTATTACTATCTAATACATTACCAATTTGATTTGGATTAATAGATGATAATGATTCTATATTACTATTTATTAATATATCTAAATTATCTATTTTTTTTATTCTATAGTTATCCATCATATCTTCAAAATAATTAAATTTGAATCAATCAATTTTAATAATATTTCATTTAAAGAAAAAAAAATATAATATATAATGGATTATTGGGCGCCTAAAAATGGTAGTGTATTTATTTTTCCACATCTTGAATGGGATTTAGATCTAACTATTGAAAAACTTTATGAAATAGTAAATAATTTAAAAAACTCATTAAAAGATTTAGATATAACAATCTGGGATCAATCTACATATTCTTTTGAAGTAAATGGTAGTTGGAATGTTATATTCTCTATTAATAATAATAAAAAAAAATATATGTATATGTTATTTTTAGATAAAAATAAAATATATGGTTCTCCCTTCGTAAATAATGAATATAAAATTGTGTTAAAACATAGAAGCCTTTTAAGTGATTTAATTCTTTATCGGAAGATTGAAGATAAACTAATAGAAATCATAGGATCTCCTAACCATATATCGAAATTTTCAACAAAAAATTTAGCGAATAATTAGTATAATTAGTATAATAAGTATAATTAGTATAATAAGTATAATTAGTATAATTAGTATAATTAGTATAATAAGTA